TAATCTTACCAACGGTTCGTGCTTCGGCCTCATCATCAAATGGGTTGAGGTCGTCAAAGAATTTTTCAACACCTGTAGCTAGATCTGTGTCACCAAATAAATCTATTAACTCTGCACCTAAAGATACAAAACCTTTTGGTATATTAATTAATCCAGTTGCAACACCAGCTAACGCTGATTCTATAAATCCGGTCTCTTCTGATTTTTTTCTTTTTGCTGATAATGTAGGTCCAAAAGCTTCTGCTTCAGAAATAGGCATTAGTACCTCCTACGTTTTTTCTGTTGCTTTTATTTCTGCGGTAAATTGTGGTTCATCTGGTCCATATAATTTTCCGTTAACAACTCTTACTGGTTTACCATTTGGTCTAACATAATACTCACCATTTGCTCTATCGTCAGGATCTTCTGGTAATTTAGCATCTGGTCTAGTAAACTCGCCAATAAGACTTCCAAGTCCTGCATCATCAAGATCATTCATAGCTCTTCTAAAACCATCAGAACTAACTCCCATGTTTTCTCCAACTGTTCTGTAGTAAGTATTTTCAGCATTTACTTCTGCAGAACTTTTTTTAGATTTTGTAACCATATCATATGCTTCTGCAAAAGTATCAAATCCATATTCTTTTTGAATAGCTTTAACAAACTTAACTTGTTCTGGTTCTTTCATATCTTCGAATGATTTTTGTAGAGCTAAAGATTTAATATCTTTTTCATCTTTTTCTTTTTGTGCCAACACTTGGCCAACATTTTCTATTGGTTTTTGTGCAGCTCTTCCTATTGCTCCAACTAGATCACCACCTGGTTGTGCGGCGAGACCTGCTCCGAATTGAGCAAGTTGTAAAAATAATTGTCTTTTTGTGGCATCATCTGAACTACCCATGACTTGATCTAGGATTCCTTTGTTTTCTTTATAAATATCTAATAACTCTTTTTCAGGATCTTGAGGAACTTTTTTCTTTTTAGTTGGTGCAGGTATTCTATTTATGGGTTCTTCATCTTCTTTCTTTTGCATTGATGGTAAAGTAAATCCTGTCTTAGCAGAAGTTGGTCCAAAGAAAAATGCTGTATCAGGATCATATCCTGTAAACTCACTAAATTTACCACCAGTTAATAAATCCATTTGTTTAGTTCCCGAAAATCCAGGATTATATCCAAACGCACGTCCTATAGTGTTTAATGGAACGTTAACAAAATCTAATAAACCAGCTAGAGCTGCGTTAGGTCCATAAGCTGCAAGACCTTGTAAACCTTTTGCAACAGGTGTTTCACTAAACTTATACTCTGGTTGTGTAACTTGATCACCTTCTTGATATCCACGTCTAACAGACATGATACCATCATCGCTTCGACCTCCCATTCTAAACATAGGTCTTTTTAAGATACGGTTCATCATATTATCTCAATGCTCCGAATATTCCTGCCAATCCTGTTCCTAATCCTAGTGCGGTCTGTAGAGGATCCGCTGCAGGTGTTTGACCAAATTGGAATTGTCCTGGGTATCCACCCATTAATCCTGTCACTCCCGAACCAAAGAATCCTAATCTCTCTAATGGTTCGTAGGCCGCGGTTCTTGCTGCCTGTCTCTGTGCATCTAGTGCCGCCTGTCTTTGAGCTTGTTGTGCTGCACCGACCTGACCTAGTGTTGAGATATCGGCTCTTTGTAATCCTGGGACCTGACTAGCTAGACCAGTTTGAAACTGTCCTCTACCCATCTCGAATTGTCCCAAACCTAGTTGCTGTTGTCCTAGACCAGCTTGCGCCTGTCCTAAACCAAATCTATTTGCAATGTCCTGTTGTCTGGCTGCCTGTGCCTGTTGAAAACCTTGTTGTCTTAATTGTGCCTCTAGTGCGGCTCTATCTCTTCCTGATTGTGCTTGAAACTCTGATAACTGTACACCTGCTCTGCCCGAACCTAGTGCGCCTAGTGATGCCTGTTGGTCTCTGATATTCTGTTCATTGATGGCTCTCTGCCTGTCAAACTCTGCAAGTGTCGTGTCTATGACCTGTTGTTGAAACGGTGATGTAAATGCCTGTGTCTGTGCTGCTGTTGGTGCACCAGTTAAACCAGCTATACCACTTAAAGTTGTTGCAACATCACCTAATCTTTGTTGTGCAGCTGCTGCCTGTTGACCTGCTGCCACATCTCTCTGTTGTGCCGCCTGTATGAAAGGTGCGAAAGATCCTACACCTGTTCCTGCTAATGTTGCAGCCTGTGTCTGTAATGCGTCCTGTGCAGCAACCTGTGGTGCAAACTTAGAGGTATCAACAGGTATGGCCGTGGTAGCTGTTAACTGCTTTGCATAATCTTTACCAAGATCTTCTATAAACTGTGCGGGTAATGTTCTTGTAGTTGTAACTGCCATTATACCTGAGCCTCCAAATTCTTCATCATCTTATACATCTTATCTGCCCCTTTATCAACACTTCCTCCACCTGCTGCTCTGACTGCATCTGCTGTCATTACAAATTCATTTTTGCTTAATCTTGCTGGCACATCATCAGCTTTCTCTTTGGCTCCTAGTGGCACAAATCCACCACCTCTGAGATCCATCTCCATACCTCCAAGGTTCATGATCCCACCTTCGGCTTTACCAACTTTATATTTTCTAGCTTTTTTAATATCTTTACCTAATATTTTTTTTAATTCTTTAAGGGTCATTAGAGGATTACCAGTCATCTCTGCTTGTTTATTAAAATCTCTAACGACTTTTTCTAAATCATCGTCATCTACTGGTGAACCACCCTCAGCTTTGTTTATTCTTTTTTCTGCTTCAATTCTTCTTAATTCCTCTAACTCCCCTCTTTTTCTAAGTTCCTTATCAGGATCTGTCATTTTTAATTTTTGTAAAAGTTCCATTAATTTTTTTTGTTTTTCCATTTCCTCCATACCCATTTCAGAACCTTTATCTAATAAACTTAGACCAAGCATAGTCATTGGATTCATAACCTCACCACCCTCAGCATAAGCACCTGTAAACTCTGCTGGTGGTAAAAATCTAAATTGTGGGTCATTTTGTCTTGCAAGTCTAACTATTCTATCAATATCTAAACCTTCACCTCTATCAAAAATACTTTCATCGTCATCTTCTTCTTCTTGTCCTCTAGCAGCCATTAATCCAGCGAGTCCCGATAGACCTGTAATACCTGCAATCTTACCAAGACCAGTAAGACCTAAAGATCCTCCACCTTTTGTTAAACCTAATTTACCTAATATTCCTTTAGAACTAAAACCCATTGATGGAGGTAAAGCTCCACCAAATAATTTTGCTTTTAGTCCACCTAGTGCACCTTTACCCATAAGTCCACCAAAACTTGTTCCAGGTATACCAAATGTTAATCCACCTAATATTGCAGCTTTTCCAAGAGGGCTTTTAACAACTTTCTTTACAGCACGTTTAGCTTTCTTTACAAGTTTACCCAAAAAGTATCCTTGTCTAGGTTCCTGTAGACTCATGATTCCACCCATGTTTCGAAGCTGTCTTTCCATATCTGATCTTGAAATTGCCATAGTTTATCTATCTTATTTGGTTTCTCCGAATAAATCAAGGCTTGGCATGATGACCCTGACATCTTTTCTTATGTCAGATTCTGGTATGCCTTTGGCTTTCCAATCGGCATCATCCTTATAAACCTCGCCTGTTTTAAGGTTGGTTATTGTTGTTATGATCTCTTTTGGTTCTATTGTTGGTATATCTTTCATTACGTTGTTACCTCTCTTGGCTGTATTTCTAATATGGAGGCGATGACGTGCAGCTCGTTCGCGTCAGCAGCCTGTACTTTAAGTATTTCACTCTCTTCCATTACAAGAGGGTTAGTTAAAAGTTCTGTTGTTGCCTTGGATGCTATGGCCTTATCCTTGAATAGATTGAATATAGCACCACTAGCATTTACTAAAGTTATGGTTATGGTGGATCCTGATCCGGCGTCCTCTGATACCAACAATGATTTAATTACAGATGTTTTAGCAGTTGGAACTGTATACAATGTTGTAAGATCAGCTGTTGTTAAATCTACTTTTTTATTTATAAAACTATTTGCCATTAATTTATGAAGAAGTTAAATGCTTCTACCTCATCTTTTAAATCCTGTTGATATGTTGTATTAAGCTTTTCTACTATGGCGTCAAGATCTCTAGTCTGTGCCTCTGCCACTGTGTAATCATATTCTTGTGCGGGTCTGGTTATAACTTGTGATATCTTTGCCATTACAAACCGTATCCAAATCCCTCTCTACCACCAGAGTCATAAGAATATCCCCCTGTTGGTCCTCCTGAATCTTGAACTCCTGGTCCACCACCACCCGTTCCTGGTCTTCTACCTCTTCTTTTTGATTCAAGTTCTGCTGCTGCTTTATCTCTTGCATCTTTTAAAGCTTTTGCTTCTCTATCTTTTAATGCCTGTAGATCTTTTAATCTTTGTTGAAGAACAGCTGATTTCTTTTTCTTCAACGTTTTTTTAATTGTTTCCATTCTTTTATCAATAGCTCCACTTAATCCATAAGTGGTTTCATCACCCGTCTTACCACTTGTTAATGCATTTAATAAACCACCTGATACAATATTGTATTGATCCATTCCTGGTATTTGAGACATCAGTCCTCTGGTATTTGGATCTGAATAAAAATCTTCTAAAACACCTTGTCTATAATCTCTTTCAGGTAATAAATTAGCTAATATACCAATCCCAGGTAAACCTGTTAATAATGATGCTACACCACCGATAGCAGTTTTTCCTAAATTAATGCCTTTACTAATACCACTTGATATGTTTGATTTTGTTTTATCTATAAAACCTCTAGTATCTATCCCTTGTAAATTTGGAGGTATTGAAAAATTTTTTTTAGCTAAAAATTTAGCAGTTGCTTCTGGAGTACCTAGATTAAGTGCTCTATAATTAAAGTTTCTATCTAAAAAACCTTTTGTTGGATTGTTCTGTCTTAAAAAAAAGTTTTCTACAGGGGCATCGGTAAAATCAATTGCAGGTGTTCCCATGCCTGGTACAAGTTCATCACCACTTGAGAAGTCTATTCTACCAGGAACATCTACAGGTGGAAACATTTCTAAACTTTGTAAACGATTAGGCATGTAATCAGGATTCATTATTAAATCTTGATATATATTTGAATTAGTTATTGACATTATCGTCTCCCGTCTGGTTGTATGTCTAATCTAAATGTTCCCAGTTTCCAACTTTGGCTAACTGCTGTATTTTCTACTTTAAGAGCTATAGCACGTGCACGAGCTCTTGTATCTATTTTTTTTGTGCTAGATGTTACATCAAAAGGTCCTAATGGGGATCCTGATTGCGAATCGTTAGGGAAATCGCGTAAATTTAAGGTTATTCTAGTAGATCCAGTTTGAGATATAAAATCAGGTATAAATCTTCTTATCTTCATTATAAACTCACCATCTCCTCTAGTATCAGCAATACCGGTCATCTGATTACCTACTATTCTCTGACTTATATCAAAATCTCCAGAAGATATGTTTGCAAGTATCGCAGTTATTGTTCCGTTTCTATTTTGATCGGTTCCTGTTTCGTGTTCATAGTATGCAGTTCTACCTTCTGTGTTACCTACAACATCAAACGATGAATCATTATCAGCATCATAATCTAAAGCATGTGGTTTACCGAATACAGCAGAGTCTCTCCACATGGTTCTATCTAAAGTTCCCACAGTCCATACTGGTCTTTGAGGTGAAGAGTCAAAATAATTATATACAACACATTTGTTAATTATATCTGATGTAGCTGACGGATAAAACCATATAACCTCACCAAATAGATTATTTAATCCTGCTGACACCATTTGATTACCAGATAATAAATTTATATCATCGTAAACAAAATCCTCTACCAGGCAAGGCAAAGATTCTAATCTACCAGCAAATCTAAAAAAACCATTCTCTGACATCCAATATGCAGCACCATCAACCTCAACACATGCATTTTGTCCAACCAAACCACAGTTAGTTCCAACCTGTGCGAACGCAAACGTAAAAGGTGATCCTACAAAACGTTGTGTGAATAACGCTGTATCGGTCCAAACATATATCGCATCACGTCCTCTAATTGCTCCCATGATCCGTGATCCATCGGCAAGTCTTTGTGTACCAGCTGTATTGGTCGCTGAAGGTGCGTAAGTATTTATATCTTCTTGATCCGAGAATCTTACAAACATATCATCTTGAGTTGTTGGATCACCAATAGTTGTTTCTGTTCCAAAAAACACCAAGTGTCTATCCGGTGTAGATACAACCATGTGTCTTGATGCAGTTGGGGCACCTGTAATAATCGCAGCTCTTGTTTCTGTTGCATTACCTAAACTAGAATCCCAAGAAAAACATGCACTATCGTGAATTAAACAAATAGCTTTGTCTCCAAAATTATCTATAGACCACATACCCGGATCCAACGCAAGACCTTCCGAGGTTTCTTGGTTCCAAGCTCCAAAGTCACTGGTGTTTGTCACAGTGGCACCACTACTATGAGACGCTCTGGTTGTCCCTCTAACAGCTCTTGTGATTCCCGTTAAAGTAGTTCCTCCAGTTACTCCAGTGTAAGAAATTTCTTCTGTTCCTACTTTTATAAAATTAGTTCCAGTATCTGGAAATTGTGTAGCGTCAGTTAAGACAATGGAAGTTCCTGATCCTCCAGTTCCAAATGCATTGTCTCCTAAAGCTCCATTTAAAGTTGTTGTAACGGCAGAAGATGCCTCTCCACCCCAAGATCCAAGACCCCAACCATATCCTTTCTCTTGAACAGCTGTTCCGACAGGAAAATAATGTTGTACTCTTATACCACCCGATGTCGTTGCACCAGATCCTGACTCATTTGATGGCATCGTAATGGTTAAAGTTGTGGAAGTCGGTACACTTGTTACCATAAATTTTTTATCGTCAAAATCAGAAGCACCAAAGTTAGAGTTTGTTATTGTGGTAAAATTGTCTAATAATATAATATCGTTAATATTAATGTTGTGTGATCCACTAAAGGTTATCGTAACGGCTGAATCTCCATTGGTCGTGCTAAATGCACTTGTAAGCGTTGTTGTAGATTTAATAGGATGTATGTCATAAAATACACCACCAGAAAATGCATACAAGATTCTATTTGTTCCTATTATAGCATATCTTCTTGATTGACTATTGATAAAATGGTGAAGTCCTCTACCAGCACCAGTTAATTCATTTTCATTTACGTTTCCTAATTGATTCCAACCACCTATTTTTTCAGGTATACCATATCTAAATCTAACATTATCACAATCAATCCACTGTCCTTCAGCTCCAGTTGGTGTAATTTGTTTGTTAATTCCAGGGGCAAAACTTATTTTTTGTAACATAAAAAATCCTTAGTAGGGCAGGAAATGGTGTGGTGAAATTTCCTGCCATATCATTATATACAATATAATTTAGGTATTTTAAACGTTTATTTTAAGGTCTAAAAAAAGCAGGCAGACCAACAAAAGGTCTTCTATCAAATTTATTTAATTTTCCTAATTTAGAATTAGCTCTGTTATAGTGTAAAAAAACCTGTCCACAGTCTTTACCTTTAAATTCTTCTCTCCAATGTTCTAGTTCACATCCAGAATATATAAGCATATCACCTGGTTTTAAATCTATTTTTACACCCGGACTAGTTCCCTCTTTATATTCTGTGTATTCTGTGTGACGTTTATTATTTATTGGATCTAAATATATTGGCCAAGGATCTCCTCCTAAATTTAAAGTGGTAGATATTTCACATGAATATCTGTCTTTATGTCTTCGTAACACATCTCCTTTTTTATATATTCTTGCATATGAATAAGTTTCATTTAATTTTAATCCAGTATGTTTTTCCATAACAGGTTTTACTTCTTCTAATAAAGTTTCCATTACAATATCACCATAGTGTGAGTAAGTATTAGGAACTTGATCATCATTCCATATGCCGTGCTCTGTATGAAAAGGAGATAGGTATTTTTGTTCAAATAAAAATTTTGCTACTTTTCTTTTTTTTAAAAAATAAGCAAAAATAAAATCTGCTAATTCTTTACTAATTGCTTTTTTTAATACTGAATATTTATTTTTTTCAAAACTCATATTAGAGAAAACCATCCTGTTATTATTATTTTTTCTTTATTTACAATTTCACTTTTGTGAACATGAGTAAAATCTGTAGGCCAAATTAAAGTAAGACCTTTTTTAGAAGGGGTAATAATTTTTTGATATTTAAATTCAGTGCCTCCTTTTTCTAAATCATTTAAATATGTCATAAAAACTAAAACTCTTTGTGAAAATCTTTTAGAGGATCTTTCACAATGAAATCTTTTAAATCCACCTTTTTTTGAATATTTTTGAATATTACATCCTGAAACATTAAATCTTTCATACGTATTTACTTCAGGATATTTTTTCATATATAAATTTAAAACTTCTTGAAGATATTTATTGTAGTCAATAATTTCTTTATCAAGATTATTTTTTTCAATACATAGATCCATAGAATCCTTAACTGATTTATTTACCATTCCACCTGTTACAATTCCTGGTCTAGCATGTGAATTAAATTCATTATAATAAGATATTAAATTATCACAAATTTTTTTAGGAATAAACCAGCCACCAATAAAACTTTCTTTAGGTAATTTATATTGTTTAAGCATACTATCTATAAGGCTTTCCTAAATTCCAAATAACTAAACTATTTCTTTCCCCTTTTGTAATTGGACATACTCTATGCCACACAAAACTAGGAAATACAACTAAAGAACCTCTAGGTGATATTTCTGTGCATTTTTTAATAACAGGTTTTTTATCTGGATCCCCACTTCTAAAATCAAACTCTAACTCGCCACCCTCATAATCTTTTGGATCTGATAAACTAACGGTCACTGATAATTTTCTAATTTTACCATTTCTTGGATCTTTTGGATTATCTGGATAATAAAAAGGTTCATTTAAACTGTCCCAATGCCAATCATAATATTGTCCTTTTTTATATTTTGTAAATTGACAAGATTCAGACCAATCCCACTCAAAATTCCATCCAGCTAGTTTGTTTGCTAAATTAACATACGGTTGAATCTCTTTATAAATCCATCTACCATCCATCCAAACAATATTTGAATCTCTTTTTTTCTTTAAATCTTTTAACTCTTTTTTGTTTAATTCTTTTTCGTGAGTTCGAAGACCAGTCACTCCTATTTGATCTTGAAGTTGATAACTATATTTTATGATATCATCACAAATATGTTTTGGAATTGCTGATTGAAAATACCAATAATAATTTTTTAAATTCATAAACTTTCTAAATTTATGATATATTAAATTAAAATTAAAGTAAAGACCTAGTTTATTAAACTGCTACCCATTCTAATGCAGAGGGATCCCAATCAAGAGGTTGTCCGTTATGATTTTCAGCAGTCCATTTTAAACCCTCTTCATTCCAAGCAACATCGTAAATATGTTCTACTTCCCCAATCGTATATGTAATATTGGTTGGAAATTCTACCGGTGCTTGCCAATCATCATTGTCATCTAATGACCAAGAAGCATAAGGTTGTGCGTGTAAAAATTTATCTTTTACAGGATCATAAACGAATCCTGCCGCGGCGTATTGTTTTCTAAAATTATTATTATAAGAGGTTTGTTTCCATATTCCACCTTTATAAAATTTTTCACAAAACTTTTCACCATCAACATGCATATCATTTTCACCTATAGTGCCGCCGTTTGCGGGATTGTCATTTCCCACAACATGCACTCTGACCACAACTAAATGTGTATCAGTTGTGAAACCTGTTGGATCTATTTTTGATTCTAATCGTGCAAAGTGTGCCATAATTTATTTCCTATACTGTTAGTACCCCATCCACAGTAAAAGTAGCTATGTGATCAGATCCAGATGTATTTAATGTATTTGTACCTGGTGAAACTGCAATTGATGCAGGAGCGTCAGTTATTCTAATAATAACTATACCCGATCCTCCTGCAGCTCCATTTTGGGCTGCTCCTGGGGGACCTGTTCCTTGTCTTCCACCACCGCCAGCACCTTTATTTACTGCGCCAGCAGTTGCATTTGAAGGTTCTACTGCTCCATTTCCGCCACCACCTGGGCCTCCTGAACCTGCGGGATTATTTCCGCCACCTCCGCCACCACCTCTTGTGACTGGAGATCCTGTAATTGAACTTGCTAAACCGCTTCCACCACCAGAACCTGAACCATTGTTTCCATCTTGACCAGCTGAACCAGCTCCACCGCCACCAGCTCCAGTATTATTACCTGGACCCGGAGAGTCTCCGCCATCTGTGCCTTGACCTGATGTGCCTGATCCTCCGGTTTGTTGACCTGATCCTCTTGAACCAGCGCCTCCACCTGAACCACCGTTTCTATCAGAACCAAAACCGCCGTTTCCGCCTTTAGTTGATACAATTATAGAACCAATACTACTGTCTTCACCTTTAGCACCGATAGCTCCACCAGCACCAACTGTGATTGTATTGTCTCCTGCTGGTATTTCAACTGCGGATTCGGTTGAGGCTCCACCACCAGATGTTTCTGATCCAAAAGAATTTCTATAACCACCGGCTCCACCGCCACCAGAACCAAGAAGATTAGAACCTATGCCGGCACCACCTCCGCCACCGCCTGCTAAAACTAAATATTTAATTTCGACAGGTGCTGCTGATCCTCCAGAACCAAATCCTAGAATTTGAAAACCAAAAGATTTTCCTCTTCGAGAGTTTTTATTTTTTGAATTTTTACCTTCGGCTGTAAGAGGTAAATTTAGTTTATCTCTCATATTTAAATTCCTTACGCGTCGTTAGCAGCGTCTGTAGTAAAGAACAGTTTAATCCCAAGTAATCTTGCATCAGCATCTAAATCATCTGCTGAAACATCTCTTGATATTTGAAAGAACACGTACTCATCTGTACTAGGTGAGCCCGCTATTGTTACCGCTCCACTTTCTGCTGTTACGTCTAAATCATTTGATGTACCACTATGTGCTTTTGCTGTAGGTGCAACCGCAGTACCAAAAGCAGTATTTAAATCTCCACTGTCTGCTAATGCAACACCTTGCAAGGCCCATGAGGTTGTTCCTGTATTTGTTGAAGTAGCTGTAAAAAATGCTTGAAAAGTTACTGTGCCTTCATTCCATGACTTAGGAAAAGCAACAGCAAATTGTGCAAACTCATCAGAAGATTTATCAAAATCTAAAACTTTTAATTCTGGTCCATTTGATAACTCTACTTGAGCAGCTTCTGCACCACTTGTAGTATTGGCATACATTGCAACTGCTGGCACCCATATAGTTTCTTTTCCTGCAACTTTTACGGCAGATCCTCCAGCTTGAACAACACCATTTCCGTTTGGTGCAATATTAATGTTTCCATCTGCTCCATCTGTGATTGTAATACTTCCAGAGTTTGTTCCAGAGTTTGTATCTAATACAAGATCATGTGTGCCACTTGTTGTAAGTGTAGCTGCAGCTGCACCTGTACCGATTCTAGTTTCTCCAGTTCCTTTTGGTTTTATATGAACATCAACATTTGTTTCTCCACTCGCACCTAGGATTGGTGGATTTCCTGTAGCAGCATTAGTTACTTCTAATTCATTTACTGCTGAAGATGTCGTTTGAAATATAATTTGTTCATTTCCATTTTCATCATTAATTCCATGTGCATCATCAAAAGCTATATTAAAACTATTAGTATCTAAATCACCACCTAGTTGTGGTGAAGTATCATCAACAACATCTGATATACCAGTTCCAATCGCAAGAGTTTTAATATCTGGATTTGTGCCATCATTAGCGGCAGCGAAAACTATTTTATCACCTTTATCTGTTGCTGAAAAAGTAAACGTAGATCCTGAACCAGATGCATATTTAAATTGAACTGTATGTGATCCTGAAGTTGAATTTCTTAAAATATAAAAATTTTGTGCATCTAATGGAATTGTTACAATTTGATTTCCAGAAATAGTTCCTGTGAATTCAATCATTCTGTGAGCCATAACAGCACCAGTTGATCCATCAGAAACTGACAATGCAGTTGTTTGTGCTCCACCAGCAATGCTTTGTTGAGTAAACCCACCAGATATTTGTTCAATAAGTTCTAAATTGGTATTAGTTTTTGTTCCCCATGTACCGGCGTTTTCACCAGTTGCTTGGAGCTCAATACCTAAAGGTGTAAATGTAGATGCCATAAATTTTTATCTCCTATGCAGCGTCAGTATAACTTGTATTTGATCCTGTTGCAACACTTGTATACGAAGAATTTGAACCTGTGTCAACGCTAGAATATGCTTGAATTCCAAAGCCTGTGGCCGTGCCAAAACCTGCTACGGAAGAGGTTATACTTTGGCCTGTTAATCCCATTACATCGGCAGGTGTTATTGATCCCACACTAAACGTTGCAGAAATTCCGGTTAATCCCATCACATCGGCGGGTGAAATAGATCCCACAGAGGATGTTACAGAGAATCCCGTTGCGTCTATAATTGGATTTGATGAAACAGTTAGTTCTCCTGAAGAAGATGTTGCTGAGACTCCGGTCAATCCCATTACATCTGCAGGTGATATAGAACCAACGTTAGATGTTAGCGCTCTACCCGTTAATCCCATTACATCAGCAGGAGAAATTGATCCAACATTTGATGTTATAGAAATCCCTGTAATAGAAAAAGATACATCACCAATTATCGTAGGTGAGCCAACACTTCCAGTTGCGGTCTGACCTGTTAATCCCATTACATCTGCAGGATTTACTGTAAACATACCCCAACTGTTTTCACCGTAAGAGGCATTACTCCAACCGTTAGCTCCTAAGTTTGATGTAATCCCATCAGGGGCTTGAAGTTCTACAACTAATCCTGATTCACCCCAGTTTTCATTACCCCATGTATCCTGTCCCCAACCAAGATTTATTTCTGCTGAAACTGTTAATGAACCTATTGAAGATGTGATTGATAGGCCTGTTAGATTAACTTGTTGATCTCCTAAATTATTCCATGTTGTTCCTGGTTCATTAAAAGACTTAGCACCCCAACCAGTTGTTATGGCATTTTGTGTGCCCCAACGACCCTCGTTCCAGGTTGTGCCTGATTGATTCCAAGTATTTGGCATAAGGAGGACCTCCTTATGCTAATCTTATGATTGCGTTAGATGCATCCGCTGTTGGAAATTGTATTGTAAAAGTTCCACTGGTTACAGTTTTATCACCACCAAAAGCGATAACAGCAACAGCTTTGTCAGATTGTGTGTCATTATAAATTAATGCACCGTTTGCTGTAAAAGTTGCGGAGGTAAAACTGACATCTGCAAAATCACAGACTGCGGTTGATGAATCTAAAGTTGGAGTTACACTAGTTAAAGTAGCTCCTCCTGCACTGTATGCAGATCCAGATGTGTTAGATATTTCGTTTGTTGTGCTGTAAGCTGTAGTGCCTGCACCTAAAGATGCAGAGCTTGTAAACAGAGCTATCTTAAAAGTATTACCACTTGATGCCGTAAAATTGTGTGTACCAACTAAAAGTTCCTGTTTAAAACTATTACAAATTGCCGATGTTATTGCCATAATCTATTCTCCTACGGGTTTGGTGAGTTTATCGGAATACGAATGGCGCCATCAGTGTAGTCGTCTCTTCGTCTTCTACCAATTTGCTCACTAGCAAACTTCTGTACCTCAGTTTTATATTTATTTTCATACAATGTCAACATATCCATTGGACCTTTTAAAAATCCATATGCTTCTGATAGACAGCAATATAACAGTCCATTTGGAAAATTAAGACTGACATAATTAGTGTCGTTATCCTCTAATAATACAGGCATTGCATTATAATGCACTCTAAATTTGTATGTTGTGTCAGGGACCGGGGCAAACATTATTCTTCCAGACGTAGTGTCAGATTCTCCTGTAGCACCACCAAACATAGCGTAGTATTTTGGTTGTCCTCTTTTTGCCGATTCAGTTGATGGAACATATTCTTGTAAATATGAAACATCTTTTTTTTCTAAAAATACGTTCGCTCCTGTAGTGGCAGAAGTAGAATCATAAACTTGTAGGGCTCTAATAAATACACAACCTGCTGGAGCGTTAATTGTTTCTTGACCTGTAACCAAATTACCTATCTGTTGTTTTCTATCCGCATCGATAGGCACATCTCTAAATATTCTATATTGTGCGTTTAAGATTATATTCTCTAAAACAGCATCTGTTAAGACATTTGAATCAGTTTCGGTATAACTTCTAATTTGTGTTTTTAATCCTGATGCACTTAATCCAGCCATTATTTAGCTCCGACTATTTCTAGACAAAGTGGACAACTTTTTCTAAATCTTGTGTGTCCAGAGCAATGTTCTGGTTTATGAACTGGAATCTCAGGTTCTGGGACTTTTGTAAAATACTCTACATGTTCATCCATGTCCTCTGGACATTGACATTGTTTAATACCAATTATTTTACAAAATAAATTTTTAATCCATTTAATCATGCCGTTACTGTTACCGGTCCTGCAGATGCAGATCCGCCTCCTCCTGTTTCAGTTATACTAGATGTTGTAGCTGTTGCAAAGGTATAATTATCATCATTTGTCTTCGTAATCGTATATCCTGCAGCCAGATTTATTGTTGCCGCGGCCACTCCACCAACAACATTTGCGTCTCTAAATCTAACAGTATCTCCGGTAGATCTACCATGATCTGGTTCATTAACAGATATTGTAGTTGATCCTAGAGTTGTTGTGAATGCATCTAGTGGTAATATTCTTGGAACAGCGGTCTCCGTTCTATCAGGTCTAACATGTCTCAAAGATATTGAATCACCATTCATAGGTTTTGGTTCTAATTGTGGTTGTTTGGGTTCGAACTCTGATACATGCACAAATGATCCGTTCCACTCTCTAACCATCTCTTTATACGGAAACTCTAAACCAGACCTGTCTGATATCGCTCTTGCATATTTTCCTGTTGCGTATTTAGCCATTATGATCCTGGGTAGTATGCTTTTGGTGTTATGTGAGTGCTAGACGCGGAGCCATCCTCTGCTAAAGCTCTAGCTAGCTCGTCTTCATAAATTAATTTTGTTTGTTGAGTAAGTTGTGGTGTATATTTCATAGACAGATAATACGCTAGTCCTGATACCATACAAGGTACAAATCTAAACGGAACATCGGTTGCATTTGTATAATCTCCCACATCTTGTATTCTTTTTATAAAAAAGAAATGCATATCTTTTGATGCGTTTGTAGAATCTGGTGTTGGATAGATGTGTATTCTAACCTTATCTATAAATCTTTCCACCCAGTATTGATTAGGTGTGCCTTTTGATAATTTGTTTGAGAACCCAGCATAAGTGGATCTGTCCACTTTTGTCATTGGACTATCTGATTGTGTCGTTTGAGTTCTGTTAGATCTTAATTGTGCCTCAAGAACATCTGATATACCAAATACGCTTGCAGGTGCAGTTGTAGTTGCAGATGTCCCATCATCACTAGATCTAAAAAAATCATAGTCCGATTGACCCTCAATTAAATCTAAATTCGTGTCTCCTATCTCCCAATAATGAATACCTCTATTACCCCACTCTTGAAATAGAATATTAAGAGTCCTTCTTGCAGACTTTAATTGATAACCCGATACGTTTTGTAAACCAATACGTTCGTGAGCCTCCTCTATTATTTCATCAATAGCAAAAGTTTTATCGAACGTTGCTGTTCCTGAGGTAGTGTTAGCCATTTAAACTCCTAGCCAGTATAACCAATAGTCAAAGATGTTGTGTTAGTCATTGTCGCATGAACACCATTTTCGAATCTAATACCATTTCCTGGAACGAAGATATCTAAACCTTCAGTATTAAAATCAGCTTCGAAAACTTTATCTCCGGTACTACCAGATGAAATATCTCTTAACACAACAACAGATGATGCTACACCATTTGCTTGTATGTAAGTTACTCTACAAGGTCCTAAATTAACAGAACCACCAGAAATAGTTTTTACCTGTCCTGTGCTAGCTATATTTGTAAACTTCTGATCTGAACTCATATTTTCTCCTTAAAATTAAAATGTGGGGCCGAAGCCCCACACTAATTAATTATTAACTTACTGCCGCACTAAATGGTGTAGCTAAGTTTCCTGTTCCTCCTGTAAATACTTCAACTGCGTATTTACCTGAAGCTAAAACAGTGCACTCAATTCTAGCATGCGTTACGCCGCCAGTTGTACTTCCATTTAAAGTTATAGTGTCAGAAGCAGCTGCTGTCATGAATCCTTCCATGTTGTCACTTGAATCTGTGTCAACGATAGTTGCCATTCCTGTCATAACATCTGTTGCGTTTGCAACCTGAACAACCAAGTCTCCAGTTTTAGTGATAGAATTTATGATAGTAAATTTAGCACCAACGTTATTTAGGTTTGTTAGATCCGCATCCGGTCCTGCTATACCTGAATCAGCATTAGCATTCGTAGCTGGTAACGTGTAAGTTACCGCTCCCGCTGCATCGTTGTG